TTATTTCTCTGTCACTTCGGGCAGTCCTGCCACACTGGTGAGAAGTGACAGCACACCGGCAAGAACCGATGCACTTGCCACTGCGACCCAGTTGACGCTTTCAAGAACAGCTGATGTACCGATGGTCGCAACGGCAGTCTGCGCCATCGTTTTGAGCGCACGCACACCCGCCGCCTTAAACCACAGCGTTTTATTCTTCATAATGATTCCTCCTCATCTCGTAAAAACACCGAGCGCCATACCGATCAACCCGCTGACAAGTGCCGCCATGACATAACCGATGACGGCATTCCAGCGGTTGGCAGGGACAGCAGCAAGAGACTTGACGTCCTCCTTCATTTCGGTGACATCCTCCTGCAATCGCTCCACATTGTTTGCCGTCACCGCGACTGCTTCCGTGAGCTTGTGAAGATCGCCGACCTCCTGCTCAAGCCGATCAATGCGACGATGGGCGGACTTGGCGTTCTGGAGTGCATCCTCCAGCAGTTTGACATCCTCCAGCGTCAAGGCTTACACCCCCAAGAGAGACTTCCATGTGTTGATGCCAACGATGCCGTCCACCTCAAGACCGTTCTTCTTCTGGAACGCCTTGACCGCCGAATCGGTCTCGCTGCCGAAGTGACCGTCCGCACCGTATACACGAAGATTGAATCCCTTCTCGATGAGAAGCGCTTGGATCAGCTTGACGCGATTACCGACACTGCCGTTCTGAACGAGCTTGGATGCCGCATTCGCAGTCTCGTTGCCCCAAATACCGTCAGCACCATACACGTTCAACGGAAGACCGTCGGCGATAGCTGCCGTTTGGAACTCCTCGACAAGATTCTTTTCGGAGGTCGCGGCAGGTGCGACCTCCTTGTCATACTTCGGCACTCCGAATCCGCGGATATACTTGCCATTGACGGCAATCTCTCTGATGGTGACAGCATTTTTGTAGTTACCTTCGATAACGGTGATCACACCGCCGTTGACTCTCTCAACGATTCCAACATGGTCGGCATCAACGTTGGAATCGCCACGACCGGTATCGTCCCAATCATAGAAGATCAAGTCGCCCGGCTTCGGGACATAGGCATCGTTCTCGACAAACGAACCGATCTCCTTCAGTCGCTTGATCATGCTGACGCATCCGCATTCTGTCGGGATGATGTCGGTGTAGCCGAGTTTAATCGCCACCGCCGACACAAATGCCGCACACCATGCATCGGTATAGGTCATCTTGTAGCCTCTCGCAAGAGGCTTGTGCGAATTGTAGATGTCGATGATCGCTCGATGCGTTCCATCGGTCTCGTTCTTTCCAAGCCAAGCCTTAGCTTGCTTGACAACATTGCTTGCGTATTTTGCCATATGTACACCTTCCTTTATTCGTCGATATCTTCTCTCACAGGCAACTCGCAGAGCTCCCATGTGAGATCTTCTTTTAACCGATAGATGTATCCGTCGGGAGCAACGGGCTTGTGACGGATGGTTTCCTGAATAGCCTGATACTCCTCTTCGGTGATATTGCCATCGGCAACGTCGTGAGCAATGGATATCATATACCCGCTGTCTGTGTACACTGTATACATTACCATCTCACCTCTATCGTATATTTTCCCGCACGAACGGCATAGCTGCCCGCCGACCCGGAATACAAGCGCAATTCACCGCCCGGTGAGATCCACATACTGTACACGCCTTCCAGTGCGTCAGCTGAATCCGCGCAAAGGGAAGAAATCGTACTGATCGCATATTTTGCTACGGTATTGGTGTTGTAACGCGTCCTATATTGTTTCAGTTCCGCGTTGTTCGATGAACCCCATCCAAACAACACGCCGCCTTTGTTGAATGCCCTGGACTGAATAAATGTGCCTCCTTCGACAGGCGGGTCATCGGCAGTCACAACAATGCTCAGATTGTCGTCTGTTCGATGTTCAAGGAACACCGGGTCTGACGATAAAACGGCATAGGCACCACTGCCCAGAACATCCGACACCACTTCACAGGTAAACACCTTATATCCAAAAGAACCTTCCAGCTTTTCGCCGTTTGCATACGCAGTTTTACCGTACAGAATATCGGTTTTGGTTGCCGTGGCATCTGTCGTATCCGTACCGACCGAGATCGCATCGATCGCGCTGACAAATCCATCAGGGAAAACAAATTTACCGGCAACTCCTTTATTCCGAATGGCACCAGCTATATTCAACAAGCCTTCATCCAAGAGACCTGAATCAACAACCTTGTCGATTGCCATCAGTAATTCCCTCCGTTCCATACAGGCAGTGTCGCAAGAATCTGCTGTGTAATCTCCTCTTTATCCTCATCGGTAAGGTTGTAAGGATCGCCCTTGTCGCCTTTTGCAGCAACACCAGTGTCGGTATCACCGATAAACCAGTTGCCGTTATCACCGATGTGAGGAGTGATGCCATCCGCACCTTGTGTATGTGTGCTAAGAAGCTCCCAGTTCTCGCCGTTGTAGATGTAAAACCCTTCTTGGCTGCTGGAGATGCAGTAGAACACATCGCCGGCACGTTTGTCGGCGAGACCATCCGCAACAGGTCCTGTCATCGCACCGCGATAGCGCATATGATCGGTAAGCTGTGCTTTGGTCTCGGATACAATCGAGTTCTTATCATCTTCGGTCAATGTGTAGGGGTCACCTTTGTCGCCTTTACCGCCTGTTGCACCATTTTTAACGGTCAGTTTCGTGCCGTCCGAAAAGGTTACCACATTCTCGCCGCCGTCCTCGTTGCTTTCGGTAACGCTTGATACTGTTACAGATGTGCCGTCGTTTGCGAGAGGAAATTCAAACGAGTAAAACTGACCATTTGAAGTCACAACAACCATACCGTACGCCACACCGGGGTCATCGTTTTTGTTGATTGGAACAATCGTGTCAATTCCTACACCCGTTGCTCCCTTTAGCATATCTAATTGTTCTGAAGTGAAGTCTTCATATGTAAATGCATCGCCCTTATCACCTTTGTCGCCTTTTGCAGCAACACCTGTGTCGGTATCTCCGATAAACCAGTTGCCGTTATCACCGATGTGAGGAGTGATGCCGTTCGCGCCTTGTGCAGTTGCTCCTTTAAGCGGCTCCCAGCGCTCACCGTTGAAAATATAAAATCCCTCTTTGCCGCTGTCAACGCAATAAAATACATCGCTTTGGCGTTTGTCGGCAAGCTGATAAGCAACAAGGCCATACATCGCACCACGATATCGAACACAACCGTCAACCGCCAACTTCATCGATTCAATAGCTTCGGTGTTGTCATTGACGTCACCGGCTATCTGAGACCACACCGGGAGAGTCGGGGCTGTAGATTCATCGCCCGAAGGATCTGCCCCACCCTGAATGGGACGAGTCTCCACCCAAACGGTCGGGATCACAACAGAACCGTCTGTATTTGCGCCATACACGCCAATCTCAATAGGCAGTCCTTCAAGCGCAAGCACCTCCCACGGAATGGTCGCGGCGGTGTTGCCGATCAGCACCACATCCTTCGTAATGTCACACTGTCGGAACACGGCAGTCTTTGTGAGATCATCCCACTCCTCGTCAAAAAGGAATTCAATCTTCGCACCGACCATGCCTACAGTCAGCTTGCCTTGCTTTCTGATCACGGCATCCGCGCCGCGAACATTAACCTGAATCACACCTTCACCCCCTTGTTTATATGAGAATAGCATACAAGGGAGGGATTATTCATCCCCCCCTTGATGCTGTTAGGTTAGTACCACGGTGCTTCGTGAATCGTTTTCGATGACCAACCGTTGAGATAGTAGAGCGCGTTCTTTTGGGCGTAGGTGATCGGAAGTGAATTGATCACAGCCATGACTTCAGCTTTCCGGCTACCGCTATCCGTCTTGCCATCGCCGTCATAATCTGTTCCCTTGCATTCCTTCTGCTTCTCGTAATACTTAGCATACGAATCAACAGACAGTCCTGTGTCCTTAAGGCTCATGCCGAAATTCTCAATCGGCTCGTAGTAATTAAGAACAGCACTCTCGGAAAGGTCGGAATGCTTAGGATACTTCGATCGGAAATCAACGACTGTAACTTTGTCCGCTGCTTTGTCTCTGTCATACCCTTCAATCTTCATGAAGGCTGTTGTGAGCTGAGATTTGCCAACCGCGCCAGTGTTATAGGCATCCTCTCGGTCACTCCAAGAGTAGCCATACTTGATCTCAAAGTCCCACTCTTCGACTTTTGATTTCGCCTCGGCATCATCCTTGCCTCCATAGGATTTGAGGTAAGACACAGCCTCGTTCTTCTGAAGGTTTCCGTCGATGTAGGCATCCTTCAGCTTGTTCGTAAGAGTCTTCTCTACGGACTCTTCTGCTGCGTCAGCGGTTGCGCCCTCTTCCACTTTCTCTTCGATAAGCGAGTCTCTTACAGTGCTAATCGTTGCCGAATCACCCTCTACGACTGCATTGAAGTAATCATCAGTGGTAAAGAGAGGAGGCGTGCTGATTTCGCTCTCGGTCTTCGGCTTCAGCTGGCTGATTTCAGCATTCACGGCCGCAACAATATCGTCCTGAACGAAGTTCTTCTCTGCTTTGATCTCTTTGACAATTCGGATATACTCGTCCACATCACCACCGTATCTGGCTTCGGCAGCTTGCTTGATTCGAGGGTCATTCTCTCGGAGAGCTTTACGAACAGCGTCCGACACAGCTTTCTCATCATCATACTGAGACTTGATCAGCTCGGCTCTTTCGGTGTTGCCCTCAACGATAGCCTCGTACAGTTTCTCCGATTTAGACTTTGTGTTGCCCGTAACACCGGATAAGAATGCGTCTCCCAAATTTGTCGGTGATGTATCATCGGCAATGTTACGGTAGAGGTTATACACTTCTCTTGCTGTACGCATGAGGTTTTTAAGCGGAATGCCTCTCGTAGCAGCAATCGCGCCACCGAGATCCTCGATCTTACGCCAATTGCTCTTGTCATCGTAGCTCAACGAGTCCCACGCACTCTTAATGTCCTGAACAATGGTCATATCCATGCGCTCCACTTCCCATCCAGAGAAGATCGAAACAACATCCTTGACAAACGGGATCATATTGTGAGGCATCAGTTCACTCGTGGCAAATCCCCACCATCCTGTGCCTCCTGAGAGTTTGTTGGCAAGTTGCGTTGCGTATTTTTCGAGGTAAGACTCGTCATCATCGTCATCACGCAACGCATAGATAGCTGATGCAAATGCAGCAGCCAAAATGGTGGAGATATACACCGAGCTGATGGTTCTTACCGCTCTCGCCTTTGTGCCTTTACCGCCTCTCTTCGCCTGAAGGACGGCGTTGTACAGCATATTGAAGGATGTCGTAGGCTCACCCATAAAGGCGGTAGCCGTCTTCATGATCTCGCTCTTGGAACGCATGAAACCGCTTCTGGACAGAGTGGAGTCATACACCTGCGTGTATGTGATGATCTCGGAGAATCTCTCGCCGCACTTCTTCAAGAACTCTTCGGAATTCTTGTCGAGCTTGGTCTTGGCATGTGTCTCGCGTTTGACTGCTTCCCAAATGGTGATCCATCCGATTTCGTCAGCCAACGCAGCTCCGTACATGAACGCCTCGTCTCTGTAAGCAGAGTCCGTGAAGATGCCTTTCACTTTGCCAAAGCCTTTATACTCCTTCTCGTTCAGCCACTCTGCTGTTTGTCTGCCGCTTGAAGTATCGAAGCCGCCGATCTCCTTGAGGATTGCCACGGGAGCATACTTCTTGACTTCTTCCCACTTGGTCTTGTGTGACCTTGTGTCAGGCTTACCAGTGAAGTAGTTCGGGTCAATATAAGCCATCGCTCTCAGAATAGCCGTAGGCTGCTGAACGATTGTTGATGCAGATGCGGCGACTGCCGTCTTTTTGAAGTTGGAGACCATCTTATAGAACGGATTCGCTACATCATCAGGCTTTGCACCACCGTTCAGGTCTCGAATAAACTTCTTAATGTAGCTATTCGCGGAATCTCCAAACACATCACCAATGACCGTGGACACAGACTTCGATGACCCTTGATTGATATATGCCGCGAAATTATGCACCTTATTAAGCGTATCCAGCGGCACAACAAACGCATGATACAAGCTCATCTTGTTGACATGGTCTGCCCACACGGCATCAAATCCGCTCAAGACAATGGGATTCGATGCATTGGGAACGGTCTCTTTGGACATTCCGGAATTCTTCAAAGCCGTTTCTTGCGCAGGAGTATTTGCCTCAAAGAGGAAGTCATGAGAGGACTTCAACGGGAAGTAGAACGATTCTTTGAACAAATCGATGCCCCACATTATGCGCGATACCTCGTTGCCCTTTGAACCCATCACATCGCTGAGGTACTTCTGCATTTCATCGACATACGCTCGTTGTTCATCGGTAAGTGTGCCGATCACCCGGGACAGAAGCTCTTGGTCAATTCTGTACGCTTCCTCAGATGATTTGACCATCTCAAGGATATAGCGTTTTTTCTTTGTAATTTTGCCGTTTTCCGTCTCAGTTTCAGTTACCGTTCTGCCCTTAAATGTCTCCTTGTCGTTAAACATGAAGCCACCTTTGAACATATGGTCATGTGCTTGCGGACGCTTAGAATATGCATAGATAGCCATCATATGCTGAAGCGTGAGCGGGAACTTACGACCGTCAGCCATCTTGAACTCAATGGTCTTATTCATATCCCACGAGTCATATCCGTGCTTGCGCTTCGTTGCTACGGCAAATGTCTTTGCATCATTGATGTCTAACGCGAAGGTATCCTCGCCCTTGCGGACATCCCAAAAGATATCCATAAGCGTCTTTGACCCAAGGCGCTCGAATGCATACACAGGCTTGAGCTCATTCCACGAGAATTCTCTCACCTTCTGGGACAGAACATTTCGGACTCGATATCCACTCTCCGCTTTTTTGGCAAGAGCAGATATCTGTTGCATTACCGTCGACGCTGATTCTCGAAGATCTTCTGCCTTGCCTTGTCGGAACACCTTGTTCATGTTTCGAATGGTGTGAAGAACCATTCTGTACATATCGTAGACTTCTTCAAGCTGAGTCACGCTCATATCACGAAGAGAGGTGTCTCCAACATCGCTTTTCACCTTATCAATTCTCGCTCTGATCATTTCCGCTTCTGCCTTGTATATCTCAACGCTAGGATCGCCGGATATGGCAATGGCCGCGTATGCGTCTGCGAGTTGAGATAACCTAGATTTGAGACGATCGTCTTGAGCTTGAATGTTGTCGATCTTGCGAGAAATCTCCTGAATCTTCTCAGGCGTTTTCGCCCTCATCAATTCTTCCTTGAGCTTGGCGATTCGCGCCTCAGCGCCAATGGTATCCATGTTGACGGCTCCAAGAGCAGCAGCAACAGCCTCGCGGACTCCGTTCATCACCGGGCGCTCCTTTGACCCGTGCAGAAGCATTGCATTCAGATCGGATACAACCTTCTTGATTTTGTGTCTCATGGCAGTTTTTTCTCTGCCTTCAACAGCTTTCTTCCGAGAATCTCGGTAGTGTTCGCGCATCGATGCTTCGCGTTGTGCCACCTGTGCTCGATACTGTGCCATCGCTTGACGATCTTTCTCGGCAATACGTTTCATTGCCGCGTCCTTTTCTCGTTGAAGAACGGCCATAAGAGGCTTGGAGGCTTCCAGTCTGAGAAGTTGCTTGTCATAGGTTGTGATGCGATTGGCGATCCTAGTTGCTTCTTCTTGCAGAGCCTTGATTCTAGCTGTGTCTCGAGATCCCGTAGCAAAAGACAGCTCCTTGATTTCGGCACGGATCGCTTTGAGCTGAGATTCAGCCTGATCAATATCAGCGATCTTCTTTTGGTACTCCGCGATTTTTGCTCGTTCAATGTCGTTCTGCGCAATACCTTCAAGAGCTCTCGAAAGAATACTTCTGTTGGAATCGCCTCCATCAACCTCACGATCGGAATACAGCGCTTGTCCTTCGTAGAGGACGGACTCCTTCATGGCATCAGTGATGTCCATCGACCAGACTTCTGTGTAGTTTGGTAGAAATTCGACAATTCCCATTTCTACCAACATTCTATCGTCATCGCTTGTTTCGCTGGCATCAACATTCGTCTTCCCAACGGTTGCGCCCCAACGCTTGCCATACTTTCGGAGGAACTTCGGGATGTCCTGGTCATACTCGATGCGATATCCTTCGGCATACGTTTCCGACCATCTCTGGGATTGAATATCGGCGGGAGTCCATCCGATCACATCATATCCTTCCTCTGCTGCCATGCGAATCAGTCGTTTCAGGACGAATTCATGATATGAATCGCGGAAAGGCGCGTCCTGAGCTTTATCCTTCGGACGAGCTTGTGCCGTCAAATAGTTCTGCTCGTTGACAAGATACTCATGAATCTGTTCTTCCGTCACTCCCGATCGGATACTGTCAACGGAAATGCTTGCTTGCAGAGCCTCGCCCTTGTGATAAAGTCGATACTGTTTGCCTTCTTTGTGAAGCTCAGTTCCGGCAAGCGTGGTTTTTTGCGGAAGATCCGCATAGCCTTCTTTGTGGCCTGCATTGTGCCAGTCAGACTGAATTTCTTCGATGAAAAGCATCTTTTTGCCATCAACAAGAAAATCCTGCACACGAGCATGAGCAAGAACACCTCTGGCATCCTTTCCCCAATGCGTTTTCATGGATTCATTGGTGTAGGTCGCACCCGGCAACGTAAACACAAACTCTCTGTAGTTTTCTCCGCCGTCGAGTTTGTATTTGTGCCATTTGGATGCGTCTGCATAATACTTCGGCGGATAGAATTTGAGGATGTCCGCGTCTGTTTTGTAGCGGTGACCTTCAACGTTTGTCGGTTTCCACAAGCCTGTGAAGTCTCTTTGGAATGTTTCAACCAATTCGCCGTTGATGTACAGACGTTTTGTTTTATCGCCGACAGGAACGATATGTGCATCAAGCTGTTCGGCATCCTGACGAGTAGCCTCCTCGATCTGCAGCATACTTCCGGCTACGAATTCCTGAAGTTCCTCTTTGGTGACGGACTTCTTGCCGTCAAGCCACGCCTCAATACCAGACCACTTGATCTCCTCGTTCTTGATGCCCTTACCTTTGAGGTAGGGAACGACACCACCTGCGCCCATCTTCTGAGGCTTGATGGCATCAACCACCTTGCCCATCTGCGAATAGAAGGTAGGAGCGTAGTCGCGGTCGGAACGCTTGACAGAATCGGGGTCTTGTGGTACACTATCATCAGTGCCAGCGGTTGTTGCACCTGTTTTAACGCCATTATTGGGGTCAGCAGGAGAACCGCTGGCATTTCTTATTGCGTCGAAGCTATGCACCCAAAACTTGTTTTTCTGCATTGATTTTTTTATGGTGAGCTTAATAGTGATGTCAACGCCATCAACCTGCGTGTCGTATGTAATATACGCAAACCTAGTTCCTCTTTTATTGTCGTGCTCGTTGGGCGCGTTACTTTCTACCACCTTGCCATATCTAATAGCGTTCGGGATTTCTCTCAATGTAGAAAGTTTTACAACCTTCTTAAATCGCCCTGTCCGTGCATAGTTTTCAAGACAAAAAGTCTCGTCGATTCCGCTTTTGTTGGTTTCGATAACCATGCCCGATTCTTCGTTGGTGTCTATTCTGCTCCTCAAATCGACATCCGTAAAGAACCCCTCGCTTTGAAGCGTAGCAAAAGTCCTTTCCTGAACCTGACGGTAATCGCCAAGGTGCTCAATGCCAAAGCTATTCAATACACCATCGACAAACTCTTGTGAAAGAGTTTTGTCCGTGCCGGGGATTGCTATAGCTTTTTTATTTTGCTCTTTTTCACGGTCGGAGTATTTCACACTGCTCTCATACTCTTTGATGAAATCATCGACCACATCCTGAGCTACAGGGAGAGTTCTGTGACCACCTTTGTATTCGTCAAGGATTTTTTTGTTTGTGGCTTCATCAAACACGGGACGAACAACCTCTTGAGGAGACCTTACACCGTCATTGTCATACATTTTGAAGTCGATGAGAAGTTTCCAGTATCCGCTGTACCCTTGGAACTTAGGGAACTTCGGAATTCTGCCTTCTTTACGACATTTTTCGAGATAGATTTGGGCGTTCTCATCGCCTGTTTTGGAGTCATCCCAATACTCTGAAGGGTCGTAGTCGCTGACCTTGCTACCGTCAAGAGACTTCTCATGCTGGGTGTCTGTATAATCATCGTATCCCGTAAGACCAAGCGAGTCATACAGGGACTCTTTCCAAGACGATTTGTGGAAAGGAATGATGTAGTCGATTCTCGGATCAGCCATTGCAGCAATGATGTGTGCATCGTTCTTGCCCACGAGAATAGTACCCACATTCTTGGAGAACTTATCTCTCAGTCTGAGAGCTTCTTTATGGTCGATACCCTCAACATCATCGAACACAAGGTTTCCTTTTGCATCGAGACCGGTGCCTTTGGCGATAAGAGAGAGGTTGATCTTGATGCCGGTATTACCAAACGCTTCCGCGAACGCAGGAACTTTGGTATACGCTTGCGATTTCAGACCGACTCGTGACATATCCATCACGATCTGCATCATGTCGATAAGGTGGGCAACCTCGAAGTCGGAGAAAGACTGCAGTCGAAGACCACCTGCGTTGTTTCTTGCTTTCAAGGCATTTTTGTTATTGAATGTTCTGAGGATTTCGCCCTTATACTCCGATCTCGTTTCAAGCAGTTTCGGCTTCGCTTGTCCTCTGGCATTCATATAGTTGAGGTACGCCTCATACACCAACGGATGGTCTCTCTTAACGAGATCGATATCCGTTGTGTTCAAATCCGCAAGCGTAGGCGTGTAGCCTTTTTCTGCAAAGAATTTGTCGGAGGCTTTGTCTGCCGTTGTCTTCATCTGATCCTGCGTCTTTTTAAGGTCAACCGCCTTGCCTTCACTGTTGATACGGGTGATAGGCTTACCAGTTCTTTGCGCTTCCTTGTATCTCTCGATAAAGTCCGCTGTGATTGTGCCTATCTCGCGGCGAGTGGATTCGACATAGCAGATGCCGCACGCAACCTCATAACCGCGTTCCTCCATCATTGCTCTCAGTCTGACGATATCCTCAGAGTTAAAAGCGGTGTTGGGAAGTCTTCTCTGAATCGCATCGAATGTACCTGTGAACAGTAAGCGCTTCGCACACAGCGTGGACATATCCACTGACCACTTGTAGTCGCTGTTCGGTTTAAGAACGGAGGCGCTCGAATCGATGTTGGGATCATAGTCCAGTCTTACGCGGTCATCAGCGATAAGCCTTGCCACGCTGTTGATGTCATCGATGTACTTCTTGGCTTCTGCAACGGTCACACCGAGCTGTTTGGCGATGGCTTTGGCGGTTTCCTCTCTCGCCGTCACATACTCAGACTCTGTCCATGTTCTTTCGGAAAGCATGGGAGCAACAGACTGACTGTTGGCATCAAATGCCACCATGTCTCCGATGCTGTTCTGGTAATTCGTCCCGGCATCCACAGCCGCCTCCGCAAACAGTGTGCTGAGTTGCTCGATGGCATTCGTCATCTGGAGGACATACTTACCCTCACGGGAATCGGGAGCGCAGTCTTGGTACACAGCCTTGATTTTGGCGAGGAAATCCTTGAAGAACTGCTTGATCTTGTTGAACAGACCCTTGTCTTTCGCCTTCAACATGGCGATCTTCTCAGCCACATTGGTGTCGGTGAGCATCGCCTCGCAGGAGTCAGCAACAACTTCCTCCCACGCGGTGTCATAGCTGATTGTTCTGCCGTGAGCCTTTGCTTTAGCTTGTTGTCTGCGGATCAGCTTAGCGATGGATACGCCCTTCTCGCCGTACTGCTCCATAAGGAAGTCCGAGAAGATTTGGAACTTCGCAGGAGACCATTGGCGGATGAAGTGCGTCAGCTCGTGTGCCGCCGTATAGAGGATCGTGCCTTTGCCATCCTGACCCGCATAAAGGTCAATGTGGATGGTGTTGGTGGCGGCATCAAAATATCCGTTCGGCGCGGACACCAACTTGCCTTTGGCGTTTCGGTATACTCTGCGACCGCCTCTCTCTTCAGATTCAAAGATGTGGAAATTCACACCGAGAGACTCAGCCAATCTGTCCAACGCATTAAGAGATTCGCGCTGGATATCTTTTACAGCGTTTCTATCGCCGTCGAAATACACTCTGCCTTTGCCGTCGCGATTGGTAGCTTTTGTCGCCTTGTGGTCAACCGCCTTCTGCTGCACCCTCGTGCGGTACTTCTTGGCAATTGCTCCGAGACCATAGGCAGCCTTCTTTTGGGCGGGAGACAACATAGCCGAGAAGCCATCCATTGACATTTCAGCTTCGCTGAAGCCGTACAGTCCATAGCGATATGCCTCTTCCACACCCGCGATATACTCAGACACAGAGGTGCTGCTGTTCGGATCATAATTGTTGACGATAACGTTGGCGGTCTCCGCGTCAACGCCCATGTCAACCACAGCCTCATACAACATCGCCTTTTCGGGATTCGCAAAGCTGATATTCTTCGCATCCACCTTCGCACCGTTATCGAGACGAAGAGTCAGCTTTCCGTTGTAAATGGAGGCGATCTCTTTAACGGTCACCTCTTGATTCGTTGTAAGGAGGAATGTTGTACCGTTCTCTGACACCTCAAATTTCGGCTCTGACGCAATCTTCTCTTCGGTCGAAGATTTACCCTTCGGCAGATTGAACGCGGTTTCTGCGCGATTCTGAGGCAAGCCAGTGGCACCTCCGCTCTCTACTGCGGCGATACGTCTTGCAATCTCCTCACCGGAAAGCTGTTCGGACACACCTTTCGTTTGCGACACATTGTCCTCAGCGGCATTCATGAGACGGCTGTACGCTTCGGGATTAACCCTATCCGTGTCAAGTCTCTCTGCCCATGCCGAGGAATACTCGCCCGAGAGAATGTTCTCGACATTGAGTTCGTTGAGGATGCGCTTCCCGTATTTCGCCGATTCGACAGTTTTGCGTTCGGCGCGGGTGAGCTTTTCTCCTGCGGTTTGTTTTGCGATAGCTGCGGCAATAGAGGCAACGTCACCGGTCTCGCCCAAAGCAGTCAGTCGTTCCTCGACCGCAGTTTGGATTTTGGAGACATCGCCCTCAACAAGTGCCTTTTCGTTCGCTTGCACTTGACGATACAGCTTTGCACCTGAAAGGTTTTTGCCGTCATTCAAGCGCGATTGATACTTCTCTGCGAGAGACCGAGCCTCGCTGCCTTCGGGCATCGCCATGCCTTCGTTGATGAGATCTTGAGCATTATTGCCGTAGGTGTTTTCCACACCCTTCATGGTATTGTGATAGCTTTTTGCGCTCCCAGTGCCGCCAAAAACAAATCCCATCAAAGCGCCGCTTGCGCCCGATTCAGCAACTTGCTGCGCAAGCTCTAAGGCGGTGGCTCTCTTCGCTTCTGCCTCAGACATACCCTCGTATGTCATCTTCATGCGGATAGCCGTCTCATACTGAGAAAAATCGCCGTTGATTACAATATCGTATGCAATGTTTGCGAGCTCGGTGAGCGTCTCTTCGGATGCGTTGACGAGCATTGATTTGCCTATATTAAAGGCAAAATCTTTAAGCCCATATGTCGCCGATTCTTTCAATGCGTTGAATTGACCGATAGAAAGCGACTCAAATGTACCTTCAAACACGCCAGAGAAGAAGCCGTTCCAAAAGGCTTGGTCGTTACTCATGCCTCTTTTAAGAGCATCGTTTGTGCCTTGAGCCGCCGCAGACAGACCGAGAGAAAAACCACCTGCTGCACCGAATGTATACATGGATGTAACAGAGTCTGCCATCGACATACCAGTGTTGTACACAAAATCGAAAGCATCCCAATTGCCGATTTCCCAATCGACCTTCTCTGATACGGTGCTACGGATAGCGGAAGAAGCCAACGCATTTTGGTTTGTATCTGTTTTTCCTGTGCTTGCGTAGTTAAACAGATCGACAAGATATTCAACACCCGAAACCATATTACCTGCAACGGACACTGCTGACGCAATCACAGGATGACTGTCTGCAAACTCCGTGACATTTTTCACAACATATTTGTCTTCTCGTTTCTTTAACGAGTCAACAATAGAGTCGTGCCACTTAAACGCAGCATCTGCGCCTTGCGTATGGTACAGATAGTTGAAAACTTCTTTCTCCTCGTTCGTCATATGGATGGAATAGAAATCGTCATGCACTTGTGTGCCGGACAAGGTGACCGATGTCATTCCGGTGTTGGCTTGTTCGTATTCCCAATCAACTTCGGGATGAAGGGCAGCGTTCTGCCGCGAGTATTTATTCGGATTGGTGGTAATATACTTAGACTGTTCCTGCCAATCGCCTTTTGAAGACAGTTCGCCGTAGAGAGTGTTGAAATCCTCTTCGGCTTTCTTGTAATCGTACAACGCTTGCCATGTGACGTTTTGCCCATCGGGAGCGGTGTAGGCGATGTCAGATTTGTTGTACTCGGCGATTTGATGCTCAAGCTCCGTTGCTTTTCTCTGAAGGTCAGGAAGCTTGGCATAATTGGCGCGATTTGCACCCATCGTTTTGCCGTTTTTAATTGCCAAGATTTCTTCGTTAACAGCATCAAGCTCTTCTTGCAACGGCGCAACATAATACCCGCGATACTTATTATTGCGATCCATCTTCTCTCTGATTTCCGCAGAGGTCATGCTGTTGATCTTGCCTTGCTCAATCGCCGCATTATAATGGTGTTCCGTCTCGTACTGACCAGCAAAATCGGAATGCTGCTTGAACATATTGGTGATGTCTTCGTGGTTTTTAAGCACTTGGTCGATGCTATCGACAAGGCTTTTATAGTCTTCGCCACGCATATTCACTTTGTTTCCATCGATGAATTTACGAATCGTTTCTGCGCGACTGACAATATCTTCGTTGCGCTTTCTGTATGAGTCGTAAATTGAGGAAGCGTTGTTGTATCCGATGTTGTTATAATCGCCTTCCGCAGACGAAGCAGATTTATTGTATTCCTCGAAAAGACTTTGGATATAGTTTTGATCTACGGTCACGCCGGGAATATTCTGAACGAATCCTCCGACACCATGTTCATTTCTGATCGCATTAAACCGATCAGAAGCATTTTGCGTTGTTGGGGCATTACTCGCGGAGGAGCCATTCATATTGATGGCTCCTCCGTTTTGCATGTGTTTTTTTCTGATATCCTCAAAACGTTCTTTGGCGCTTGACATATGCATACCCTCCATTATTAAAGCGTGTTGTTAATGTAGGAATTGAGCAAACTAGTATATAGCGTGGGAACGATAAAACTATTGTCGAGCATCGATTTCAGATATCGTTCTGCATCTTCATTCGAGACTCCGGCGGCTTTCTTTGCTCTCAAATCGGCAACAACTGTTGCCGAAAAATTGCCATCCTTAACATTGCTTTGATATGCGTCAACATCAAAACCTGTCCAACCGCCGGTAGCTTCACTGTAATTGCCGCCGCTATCAAACGAGTTTGCACCCGCCGCCATAAGCACATACTCCAAAGATGCGTATCCAGCAGACTGCATCGCCGCATAGGTCTGCTGGCCTGCAATGCCGTCAGCGGGCACACCAAGGAAGCGTTGCGCAATCTTGATTTGGTCACTAGAAAGGTTCGAGCCAAATCCTGCAGGTGCGCCGCCAATATTGCCGTTGCCTCCGCTTGTCTTACCACCACTGCCGACAGACCCACCGCTTCCACCAGAGCCGCCACTGCCACCGCTGGCCACTGCATTTTTAGCAGCCATAGTCGCATCAAACTGCCTCTTGGCTTCATCGAACTGCGCTTGCCATTGCCGGTCAGCTTCCTTGTCTCGCGCTTGCTGATATGCATAGGCTCTGTCATCCGAATACTGACCATAGTCGAACGATCTGTCATCTGCATATCTGCCGTAGTCGTAGTCTCGCTCGACGTTGTACTGGTTGGAGAGATAGTCCCTGTCAGCTTTCCAAGCATTGACCATATCCTGATATCTGGCATATTCCTTGTCTTCACGATCTGCCGCCGCGCCATATACGTTGAGCAGATCTTGACCTTCTTGGGCGTAACGGTCATGTGCCAACTGATACAGTTCCGGAACAATATCGTTGAGGTTTTGCAGATGACTTTGATACGCCTGATTTCCCGCTGTCACAGCATAGGAGTTACCATAGCCACCAGTGAGAGCCGCAGCTTGTCCAACGGTGTCCATCATTGCCATCTTGCCCTGCTGAATGTACTTGTCCTTATACTGCTGATACAGTGCATCGCCGTTCAGGTCATACGAGAATTCACCTCTGTTGAGGTACTTCTGCAAGGCTTCATCCGCAATGGTTTGGTACTGAGAAGGCTTATAGTCCTGCGGTTTGGTAGCTTGGTGTTTATTCAAGGCTGATTGGATCTGCTTGACTGCATCACTCTCGGTGTAATCCTTGTATGTGAATCCGTTATTCTGCGGATTCACCGCAGCAGACGAGGACGATGAGGAACTTCCTGCCGACCCCACCGCCTTTGTGAGCGCACCCCACGTATTCGTGCCGACAATACCATCGACAGCCAGTTTGTTCTTCTGCTGATAATCCCTTACAGCAGACTGCGTTTTCGCGCCGAAGATGCCATCGACATCGAGCTTGTATCCGTTATTGTTGAGCATGGTCTGTAAGGTTTTTACATCGTCACCTTGAGACCCATACTGCACTTGGCGGTAATTTGCCATATATGTTCCCTCCTTTAATCTATCCAGTAGTCGATATAGCCATCGACCCAGTTCACCGATGCGGCGCAGGTCATTGTTACGTAGCCACCCACGCCTACCTTTACAGCCACAACAGCATCTCCCTCGGCAATACACGCGGCATAAATATCGCATTTCGGGCGATATACCTCAGGGATAGGCGATGCATTCACAATGACTGAGCCGGGTGCACTGACAGCACAATTGAAAGCAATATGAACGTGCCTCACATCATCGCACAATAGATAACCGCACCCCGCATACCGTCCTTTGGTGTTGTCTCCTGAGCTTACAGCATCAGACAAGCCAATATCAATCCAATTGCACGTTCCGCTTTCGCCCGATTCTTGACCGACCGATGTTTTCGGCTTTTCATCGGTAATATCGTTGAGCGTAGTCAACGCCCAGTTCAATTCTTCGACAAGCTGATAGAGATAACTCCTGATCTGTCGAAGTTGTCCTTCTTCCGTTTTGGAAGTGATATGAGGATGACGAATGGTTACATTCATCCAAAATCACTCCCTTCCTCGATCGTTTTGGCGATAGAGAAGATGTGTGCTTCGCCGCATCCCATTATCTTCATTCTCAGATGGTCGCACCGCTTAGGACGAATCGGCATAACGAAACTTTGAAGATTAGACCCTACCATAGACAACACCTTTTCCCAGATGCCGCTCGAGTCGTACTGAAGATATACGACAACCTTTGACCCGATGCCAAGAGACATTCGCACATTGATGCGGGAGACATACTTCTTGTCGGGAGAATCCGTTCCGATCAAGCCTGTCTCTGCCATCCACTCCACGGGATCATCGCTAACCGTTCCGGTGCCGAACATTGTTTGAATGGCACCGTTGCCATCCTCGACAAAATACAATTCGCCTCGCATAGAACAGAACGAAACCACATGAGTGTTATCCTCTTTGTGCCACAAACTTCTGGCGGTATCGTAGACAAACAGATGCCATTCGTCTGTATCATCCTTCATCGAGATGTAGTATTTGTTACCGTGAGCGCAAGCCACAGCATCGCTGTATGCAATATCTCCAAGCGCATACGATCTTTCCACAGGGAGAGACCCGTCATAGGAACACACCGCCGCTCTCGATTTGTAGAACAACGTTTCATTGACGATGGCAATACTCTTGTGGCATCCTTGCTGTACACCTCTGCACACGGTAGTCTGCACTTGATAATTGGACGGAGCGTTACCGTAGACCTTGTGAATATACTGTTCCTTGAAGAACATAGGATACCCGAGGTGGGCTACAGCGCCGGTGAACGCGCCATCCGACCCTACTGATGCGGCATAGCTATCTGTAGCGATCCCCATATAGCACTGCCAATTTTTGAAGTCGCCGAGCTTGGAAGCGTATATTTCGTTGACTACCTCACCATTTACGATGCCGTATTTGCATCCGTTGGCGCCGACCCCATATTCCCCAGAGTAGAGGGCATTGACCTGCCCCATGTACACTGGGCGCCCGATGCCGAA